CATACTGCACCTGGTAGCTGTCGAAGCAGGGAGCCTCAGGCGTGTTCTCCTGCCTCACATTCGCCTCAGCCCTCGTAATCCAGGCCATGCCCGTAAGCAAAACAGCCAGGAAGATGATACGTTTCATGTTTTGGGTTTTAGTGAATAGATTTATTGAAATCTGAGGACACGAAAATAATCCACACGCCAAAAAACGGAAAGGACAAAAAATGCAGAAAAATCTGAGTTAGCAAAATCAATTCATCAGGTCGCTACTGAAATTAGAATTCCGGTAGTACTCCATCGCCTCCTGAAGCACCTCAGAGAAATCATCAGTAGCATCAAAATTCTGCACAACCACCAGCGATGCAGGTATTGTCTGAACAACCTGTATCAGACAAGCAGGGTAATGCGTATGGATAATATATAGTTCCTCTTTATCGGCATCCGGGGCAAAAAGGAACCTCGGCAGGTTCAGGTTCCTGATCCGTGCGCCCGCCGGGTCCTCTTCTGGACCATGCAACTCAACCCTCACGCCGATGGCTTCGCCCAACCTGATGAAATTATCAAGGCTCGGCATATACCTGCCGCTGAACATGCGGTTCACGTTCGGCCGTATAAATCCCGACCGCTCTGATATCTGTTCGTCTGTAAGTCCTTTTTCCCTGGCTATTTGTTTCAAAAAGCCCAGCAGTAAGCGGCCTGCCTCCGTGTATTTGTCGTTCATATTCCCTGTGATTTTGAAAATTCTTTGTCTTTAAAAAGTTCTGCAAGGCCGGATAGCTGTTTTAACCTTAATATTTCATCAGCGTCCATCCCTATGTGTTTCATGATCCAGGCGTCTCCCATGCCTGATTTTGTAAGCTCCGAAACAATATTAACCATCAAGTCAATATCATGGCTGCCCCTCGCGCGGTTATGCCTGATTGTGCTGGCCATGCGGTTGCTGATGTCTTTATCTATCACTACCACCGGCATCATGCCGTTTTCACGCTCGTATATATCGCGATGCTTAATCATCACGGTATATCGGTGAAAACCGTCAACAATCTCATACTTATCAATATCTGACAAGTAATAGCAGACTATCGGCATGGTGTAGCCATCTTCTTTGATCGACTGATACAGCAGCTTCATTTCCGGAGGCGCCACAGCGTTGGGGTTATAACTGTTTGCCTGAATTTTTTCAACAGGCACGGCAATAACATTGTAAACAGGTGATTTCATAAAAGTGCTCTGTATTTAGTCATTATATTCGATCTGCGTTCCAACTCCTGCTTGGTAAGGCCGAATCCGAGCGTTTTGCAGGCTGTATCATTCTTCATGATAGCGATGCACATCCTTTTGTAAGTTGGCAGTAAGTTCGGGTTTCGGATATCAATTTCGTCAAGATACTCCTTAAACTTGATCACCCGGTAGTCGCTTGTATAGTTCCGGTTATTCTCCGGGGCTCCCAGGTCCTCAAATTCAATATCATTGCCATCCAGTTCATTTGCAACATCAACAGGCAAAGCGCCACCCTTCTCAAGCCAATAGGCAAAAGACACCTTTAATTTGCGCAGATAGTTTTCCCTGGTTTCTTCAGGTAGCGTATCAAGCAAAAAGTACATGTATTGCTTCCAGGTGAAGTGCGCAGGCTTTTTAATCGTATTCCACCCCATTGCTGTAGTGCCCCCGTAAAGCCCTGAAAAGTTCACCCCGTTTACTCTGCCTATCAGTTTTCCCCAGTTGTTTGGATCTATCACTTTGTAAAGTTTAAGGCTCTCCGTAGCGCAATCATTAAACGGGCTGGCAACCCGCATCTGGCCGGGCTTTAAACCGGCCCTGTACATCAGGTCATAAAGCCGGTTGTAATCAAATTTAAACCGGTAATTGGCAATCCACACATCATCAACCAGCCAGTCATATATAGGATAGGCGTTAATGCAATTGTCTGTGAGTACCGTGGTGTAGTTTTTCGACTTGTATTCATTCTTATCGCTGAACTTATTGACTGCTTTATACCGGTGCAGGCTCTCCTGGGTGCGTATTCCAATCAGAAAACAGGTTTTTTTCTTCGCTGATATTGATTTTGCAAAGCGGATATTAAACTCATAATCCGAAACTTCATAATCAAATGAGAAGGGGAAATTATCTTCATTGATACAATCAGCCGGCAAATCACGGCACCAGATGGCTTTATCTTCCTTTTTCCATGGCTGCCAGAAATTCTGAAACATGCTGGTGGCGCATTGCGCTTTTATTGGCAGGCAAACCCAGTATTTTCCAACCCCCTCCGGAAGGCTTAAAAATGTACGGGTAACATAATCAGTTGTCATTTGATACTGTGCCTCGTAATCCATGTGATAAACGCCAACTTTCGCAAGCTGGCCGGTCTGTTTTGCATAATCAAGCACCAGGTTCAGCATCACGCCGCTATCCTTACCGCCGGAGAATGAAATTATAACCTGCTCAAATTCATCAAACAGATATGCAATCCTTTTTAAAGCTGCTTCGTAAACGTTCATAAATCAGCATTTAATTGTTCTTTACTGACTTTCTTAAAGTACTCGGTGATCTCAACCTTTTTATTGATGTTCCGGTCAATCAAAGATTCCAGGCCTACATCCCCGGTAAGGTCCCAATACCGGCAGTCATATTCCTGACCGGTTCGAAAGGTTCTGCGCCCGCTCTGGAGGCGAAGTGCCAGATCCCATATTTTGTCAAAATAAACAGTATTGTTCAGGTGCTGTAAATTTAAGCCAAGCGATTCTTTCTGATAGCTCAAAACAGTGGCCTTCGGAAAATATTTACGGCAGGCTTCCTGGCTTGCTATGTATTTGCAAAAAATGATTGTTCTATCTTCCGGAATCGCCTTAAACAGATACTCAAGTGCCTCAAATTTTTCCTGAGTGCAGCAATATGCATGCTGCATTTTTTGAGTCATTTCAAGAAAAATATTGTTGTTTTTCCACTGCAGCATCTCATTGTCAAGGTACTTCTCCTTCAGATAATTATATTCTGCCATGGATACTTCATCCAGCTGATAATTAAGCTCAGTATAATACTGCTTTATCTGCAGGCTCAGATCGCATTCATAAACATAGTGCCTGATCAGGCTGTACAGGTAATCAATATTCTCGTATCCGGTAATAAATTCCTTAGTGTACAACTTATGCCCCCCGAATCGCTTTGTCAGCGTGGTATACTCGCAAAACGTGTTTTTGAATTCAGCCTGGCCCATATTCAGTATCAGCGGTGAAAGAAAATTCATTTGACTCCACAGATCGAGCAGGTTTCGGGTAATCGGAGTACCATTCAGAATCAACTTATAGGTTGATAATTGTCCCAGATCATGCAGGCGTTTCGTCCGCTTTGCCTCGCTGTTTTTAATTTTCAGGCTCTCATCAACCACAATAAAACTTGATTTTGAAGCCTGCATTTTACTGCGAAGTTCAAGATATATTCGGTCTGAGCTCTGAATGCTTTCAATGCCGTAATAAATAGCCTCGGCGTTGAATCCTCCCCACTTCCCGATTTCATCCATCACTGTCGGAATGCCGTCGGCAGTGTGAATTGTGCGATAAGGCCCTATCCAAACAACCAGGTCAATGTCATGAACAGCGTTCACAAGCTCAACTGCAACCCGGGTTTTGCCGGTTCCAGGCTCCATAAACAAAGCCGCTACCTTAAATGGCAGCAGCTTTGTTTTAGCCTCACTTTGGTTACTTAGTAAGGTCTGCATGGATGTTTGATTTTACAGGAAGTTTGCGGTTAGGCTTATGATGCTCAACTGAATAACTTGGCAGCATTTCGCCGGTTTCGCTATCAAACCAGGCTTCCTTTTTTTCGCTGTATTGCAGGTCCTTTTTCTCAAGTATCCAGGCAGCAATCCAGTAGGCATCTGATTTCTGCACATCATAATCATGTCCGAATACCTGGCTTTTTGGCAGTATAGCCTCAGAGCCATCAAAAGCCCTGGCCTTATAAGCCCGGTCAGTGATGCTGACCAGGCTCTCAAGGCGAACGGAGTAGCATTTAGTTCTCATTATCGGCCTCACGTTTTATTGATTTCAAGAAATCATAATAAGGAACAGATACAGGAGTTGGGTTTGCTTCCATCCATGACATAAACTTCATGTTATTCTCAGGGATTATTCTGCCTTTCTTGTCATAAATGAAATCATAAATCGATCCACCGGTAAGAGCCGCTCTTTCTGAGTACCATTTGTCAATATTTTGCCTGCTTTCTGTGTATGCAGCTTTCCATGTATTCAGTACATTCAAATCAAGTTCAACCTCCCTGATACTGATAAACCTGTCAGCATCACTGAAAGGAACTCCTTCTATCTGGTGAACATTCTCATAATCATTGAAGCACTTGCCATTAATTCTGTGATCTCCGATGATATCCCGGAAATCTCCGTTGTCTTTGCAAATTGCGATTGAATGGTAAGTTCCGTGGAATCCGTTTGCTCTGTAAGCAGGGCTGCTGATAAGATAGGTCTTCATTTTTCTTGCGCCGTATTGTGCTGTTGCCGCCAGCTTTAAGTTAATGGTGTAAAAATAGTATCAAATTTGATACTATGAAAATATTTCACATTAAAATTACCTTAAAATTTGACTGCCTTTTTATTAATCTTATATGCCAGGTACCACTCATGTGCTCTTTTCAGTATTATTCCGGCTCGCTCCTGGTCTTCTGAATAGATCCGTTCAATCGTGATTTCAAAACTCCCGTCCGGATGGTCCTTTACCCGCATCAGCATGCAGGGCCTGGAGGTCCTGAGAATAAAAAGATTCTCTTCCGAGTACATCGGGTTTGTGCAGATCAGGAATTTCGGAATATTATTGTTCATAAGGCTTTTAGGCTCAAACTTTTCATTCGTATCGTTCACTCTTACAAATTTAACCAAAACTTACAGATCTGTCACCAGGTAAATAAAACAATCGTGAAGGGCGATCAGTAATTCAGCATTTTTACATGGTTAAGATATCGCCCTGAACACCGAACCGGGGGGGAGCGGCTGCGGAGCGAAGCGGAGCAGCCGCGGGGGGGAGGCGCCCTCCCCGCGTTTAAACGTTTGTAAACGGTTAATACATTTGGCCGTTGTACAAATCTTCATCCACCGCTGCAGAAATAAACCGGTCATATTCCGGTTCTCCGCAGGTTTTACAGAATGCGTCTTTGGTATTCGGCCAATAATACAGGGTTTCCCCTTTTCTGATCACTTTTCCGCACTTCTTGCAGGTGCTGCTAAACCGGGCGGTTATTGCCCGGGGATCGCCTTTGTATCTTGTCATGCTGCTACGTCGTTAAATGCGTTAAACACTTTAATTGCTGCTGCCTCGGTCGGATCTTCCGGGGCTGTTTTCAGGGTAATTTTACCATCCTGAACAAACAAATAAACCGACTGCCCCGGCAAAAATCCGGCTTCCTGCAGCCAGTTGCCTTCCAGCCTGATCACCGGGTAAATTGTCAGCTGCTTGTATTTGCGCTGCCTCACACCGTCGCCAATTCTTAACCGTCTCATGGTTATGGTCTCGCTCATGCTGCCCTCCTTTCTTCCTGCTCCGCTGTTCCTAATATAAAATCAGCTGCTTTCTGTGCCAGTCCGGCGGCGTGGGTAAAAAACCTAAGATCATCATTCAGCCCCTGCAGCCAGTTCTTAAGGTATGCGGCATTGTTGGTTACTTCCCCGGCCAGGTTCAAACGTGCGCAACAATACGCCGAAGTCAGTTCTGCAACAAGTTCCTCAAATGCATAATCCTGTTGCTTCTGTGTCATTTGCCGGTTTAGCCTGTTTGGGTGGCCTGTCCAGTGCCCCAGTTCGTGAAACAATACACCGTAAAAGCTTTCAGGTGCTTCAAACTGCCACATATTAGGCATATTAATAACATCCCTTCCGGGATAATAACAAGGTTGGTTTGTGGCCGTTTCGTTTATTCTTGCCCCGGTTCTGCTTATTATTGAATCAATGGTTTTAATGCGGTCTTTAGGGGTTATTATAACCTGCATCGGGATTAAATAATCCTCCGGCAGCCCCTCTAGATCAGCCACATTAAAAACATTGTAACCTTTCAAAAAACTGATCTTTTGCCAGTTGGCCGGTATCTTGGCGCCTGCTGCCTGCATGGCCTCGGCTCTCTTGGTTACATTACTTCCGTTTTCATCCTTGTACATCGCCGAAGTAAATACAATTACATCGGCTGTGCTACCCTTCTTTATCCGGGCGCCTAACTCCTGAGCCTGCAGAAAAGTAATCCATCTGTTAAGGTAATAACCGGTTTTGTTGTATAGGGCAATATGCATTAAAAAAGTGTTAATCATTGAATACCAGTGTTTGGTATGCGGGTTTCGGGCGAATGGCTCAATTTTTACATTAATCCACTGCTTTTGATAGCCTTTCAGCTGCTCTGTAAGCAAACCGGCTATTTTTTCGTTTATCTGTTCATATATGTTTTTCATGGTCTCAAAATTATGGCCGGCGGCCGGGATCGGTCGCCGGCCGGTTGGTAAATCAGACTGATCAGGCGGCCAGTTTAGTTTCAACCTCCTCAATCCTGCCCTTAATGTTGCGGATACAGATATCAACCATCTGCGCAACGGCTGCCGGGTCCTTGCTTGTAAAGCTGTGCACCCCGTTGGATGATAATCTCAGCGTTGCATCTTCCCCCACTTCGGCGGCAAACTGCTGCACCTTCTCAAGTTGCTGCATCAGGTTGTCATGCTGCTCTGAAAGGTAGTGCATCTCCTGCGCTTTCTTCTTAATCTCGCTGATTGAAAGGGGTTTTGGCTGCTCAGGTTTGGCGGGTTGTTCCGGTTCGGGTTTCAGTACCTGCATTACAGGGGCGGGGGTGGTGTTTTCTGCCTGGGCTGTTCCCTGGCTGTTGTTCTCGGTTGCGGCGGCGGCAACTGCGGCGGCTGCACTTCTTGAATTTTTACTCATAACATTTGTGCCGTTTTGGGCGGGTGGCGCACCCGTTTTGGTTAAACAATACGCTAATATACAGCGTATTGGCTTAATAATCAAGTTTTTAAGCTACTTTTTTACTTTCTCTTGTCGCTATATTAAATTGATAATCAGATTATTACAGTTTCATTTTTAATTTAGAAACCATTTAAATAAATTGTAATTAACTGTTAAACAGCCTGTTATAAATATTTTAATTTTCTTTAATTCCGCATTTTAACTATTTAGATATCAGATATTTAACCTTTTACCCCTTTACCGGACTACTTCAGTCCGGTAAAGTCCCTGTACTAGCCCGCGCCGCCCTGTCGACGTTTCGCAGCAACAAGCCTTTTTTACTTATGTTATATGCTGTATATGTATATATATTTCATGCCGGCAGGGGTGAGTGTGGCGCTGCGCGCCCTTGTGTGCATCGTGCGCGCGTGCAAGCCCGGCAGGGTACAATAGTCCGGGCGCACGATACCTATTCTGGCGCGGATGGTTTCGGTGGTAAGGGGCAATGATTCCGTCTTCCGGAATGATTGCCCCGCTGATCAATAAAACATACAATACGCTTTGCCGGAGTGAGGCACGAACGGAGGCAATGGGTATTGTATACCATATAATTGGGCAGTATGCAAGCGCCAGCGATTGTAGCGGCATCCTTTTTTGCGCACTTCAGCAAAAAAGATATAGCGGAAAGCGCGGTGCTGCGCACTTCAGCAGCAGGCGCCCAAAGAATACTAACCCCAATGCGTTGAAGTAGTTCCGCCCCCTACATTCGGATAGTGGTACTGAATCCCTATGAACAAGGTATCCCAGGCATCGGTAATGTGGGTTTTGTATTCGTCGGGCTGCTCTACCGTATCTGCCTTTTTCTCGGGATCTTTATCTTTCTCGAAGCCGTTGCGCCCTACTTTGATGCCGGTCTGCTCCATGGCAACTGTGAGGTATTCATTGTTGTCCTGGTTGAAGGTTGGGAAAAGGAACCCGGGATCTCCCTTAAGCGCCCGGTCGAACCACTGGTGCTTGATGGTGTGCTTTACCGGCTTGCCGATATAAACTGCCGTGACGTTCCACTTACGCTTGGTAAGCACATTAATCACCGTATCGGCAAATGATTCGGTATCGGTAGGGGTGTCGTAAATGGCGGTGGAATCGTAAAAGTAAACCACGTCGCGCGATAAATGCGGGCTATAATAATCGCACCAGGCCTCTACAACATCCTTCAGCTTTTTCGGCGTTTTGACAAAATGAGACTTAAGCGTTCGCATTTCGCGATCAACGAGCTGGCCAGTAACCATGCTGTTGATGGCTGCATTGTAATCGTTGGCAATGCAGAGCGGCACTCCCGGAACAATGTCGCCGTCGTTGAGGCAGGTATCTTTGATTATTTGCTTGAAGTCATAGTTGAGCTGCTCCAGCCTGGAGTTATTGTAGGAGCTGTAATAATGCAACTTTTCGTTGAGGGCGCTGTAAAATCCGTTTGCAATCTTGCGGATCTTCTTATTCAGAATAGCAGTCTGAAAAATCAGGGGAGGTAGATCCCTGGCCATATCTTTAACGAATTGCAGGCCGAGAATGTCGATATTGTCGAAAACGTTGTATTCGGCATACAGCGTGGCATGCTTACGCAGGATGGCAATCTCCCTGGTTAGTTTTGAAAGTCTTCCGGGGTTGGTGCCCCGTTGTTTCAGCACGGAGATCTCAGACTGCAGCAGTTTAATCACATCTATCAGCTCCCGGTCGCATTCCTTTTCTTTCTCGAATATCCAGCTTCCGGATTTGCCGGTAGGCATATCGGTGGTATAGAGCTGGCCATGATGCCAGGGGCAGCTTCCGAAATAGTTAACATTGCCACGATTTGCAGGGAGCACTTCATTCTTGATTTTCTCGAAGTCAAGGAATTTGGCTTCAAAGCCTGCAACATAGTCGAGGCTCATGGAGTTGGCCGACATTGGCCGGTCGAAGCTGATCAGGTGCTGAATGGACCCGTTGAACCACGAAATGACATAATCATAGTTGAACGGATCAATGTAAGGGGTTTGAAAGTTGAGTTTTTTATCAGGCTGGCGGCCTACAAAGTAATGTACATTGCGTTTGTATCCAAGTTTGTCGAGGGCATGGAATATGGCCGGCAGGGTGTTGCGGAGCAGTTTGCCATAAGTAGGCGACAACAAAGCCCCGGAGCTGCGGGGCATTGCATGTACATTACGGATTAGCCAGGGGGCGTCAATCCCTTCCGATTTGCCAACACCACGGGAAGCAATGATGTAGTTGTTTTTGGCTGCAACCTGCATCACTTCAAGCTGAGCGCGGTTGTAGTAGATTTTTTTACTCGTCGATGACATCGGCATCCTCCACAATTAGATCTTCACCCAGGTATTGGCGTTTAAGTTTTTCAACCCGCTTTTTAAATTCCGGAGTACGGGTAACTCCAAGCACTGAAGGATCTGATGTTGGTTCGAGTATTGGAGGGATTATATTTCCCCAATTTGGGTTTTCAATATCATCTTTGTCAAGCTTGGTATATTTGCCCAGTTTGTCAGTAGCCATCGCCATGGCTTTGATGTCGCCCCTTTTTTTTGCCATGTTGTATGTTTCAAGACACATCTCAATTACCCGGAATCGCTGCCATTCTTTAGAAGCGTTGCGCACATTGCCAAGCATGATCTTTATTTTCTGCAGATCCTCGTATGCCTGGGTTTTGCCAAGATTCATGCTCTGACGCATATACCTGATGATATCCTTATCGGACCACACCGGGTTTTCGAGCCAGATAACAAATACAGCCTGGTACCGCTTGCGGATCTCCAGGTCCTTTTCGGTAAGCGCCACGCTGTCGTCGAAGAGGCTTTTCTGGAGCTTGTCAAATTTGGTGATATCGTCGGGTTGCATCAGAGATCATCTTCGGCATCCTCCTGCCGGGTTATATCAGTCTTTACGAGTAATTCAGCCTGAGGGCTGCCGAGTTTGGCAAGCCTTACAAGGCTTTTGGATATTTCATAAGCGCTTTTTGTTTTGCCAAGATCGTACCGTTTGCGCTCAGCTGAGTTCCTGTCTGACAGAACGTCCCTGAATTCTTCCTCATCAACCTGAAGCATAACGGCGATTTGCTTCCAGGTCATGAAGTTTGAAGCGTATTCTTCGAGTAAAGCAAGTTGTTCGTCAGTCAGCATTGTTGAGCAGTATGGAATTATCAATGAGTTGCAGAATGGCATCATGAAACCCGGAAGCAATCTCAGGGCAGGTAATAAGGCATCCAGATTCGTTGCGCCGGTTTACAGTAAGGTTAGCCGAGGCATTAACGGCTATCGTGTACTTTTCATTCCGGACTGAAATCAGTTTTGCGTGGTTTGAGGTTATAAATACGCGGCTGGCAACATTGCCGGCAAACATCAGCAACGCGAACTTATTGCGCTTTGTGCTGATATCGAAGACAAGGTCAAGGGAAAGGATCCGGCCATCATCAATCATGTTGACAAAAGAACGGATCGCCGTTTCGCTGATGCCGTAACTGGTCACCTTTACATGGGCGGGGCCTGTAAACTTCAGTATATAATCAAGCAATTCATGGAGGCTCCATTGCCCGTGATTCAGGTAATGATAAAAAAGCCCCGGCCGCAATTGGCCGAAGTCGTCGGCTATGCTTCCGGAGCTTACCAGGAACCGGTTATTTTTCGTTTTCAAGGTCTGAAAGTTCTTTTTCCCAGGCTATAATCTTTTCTTTCCTCGACTTAACTTTTGCTTCAGAGATTTTTCCTGATTTGATTTCCTTGTTTGCCCTGGCAATGTTTATTTTAAGCGTATCCATGCGTTTTACCCTGGCAACGGCGCGCTTTGCAGCTTCCTCGGCTATTTTCTTCTCATCGTTTTCCGGATTATCAACAGCTTTGGCTTTGTTGGCATCATACCATTCGTTGATGCCTTTCCACATGGCCAGGCGCTGAGCTTCCATTGATGTAAGATCCTCAAGCAATGCTTTCCGCTGTTTATCCGACTTCGCGGCTTTCATCTCAGCGTGTTTTTTGCCGATTTCAGAAAACAGCACTTTGATGTTTTTGTAATCCGTTTTCAGGTTTTCAGGTAATTGCCTGATGTCGATCAGGTCGAGATCGGCAATGCGAAATGAATCCTTGCCTTTTCCAGGAGAAGTTTTTGAGGCTTTAGGCGGGGTTTTGCCTTTGCCGGTGGGAGCTGCGGGCCCCTTTGGCGAAAGGTCAATTACTTTAATAACCGGGATGTCTGTTGTTTCATCCTTCCGTTGTGCCAGTTTGCGCGAAGCATTCTGCAGAAAGCTGACCATAAGCCGGAAATGGTAACTGTCTGGCCCCGGTTTCTGCGGTTTTGCATTTACAAAAAATGAAAGCTTTGGATGCCTGATTGCCCTGAGCAGCTCAACCCCGTCGTCGTATGAGCGGTTGGGGTCGGCAAGCCATGATTTTAAGTTCATTTGTGTAGGTTTTGATTTGCTGTTGCAAGGATAATTTTTGCAGCTACGAGAGCAAAGGACAAGTAAACATCCGCCAATTCAGGGCATTCACTGCATCTGTCTGAGGTTTGTCGTTGCGGCTGCAGAATGATGAGATGCTCAACCGGTTGTCTTGTTTGCGGCTGAGCCTGATCCATCCTGAATTATGTTTTAAGAGAAGAATGGGGACCTTCGCTTTCTGAAGGGCGATACTCATCCAGATATCGCTCATGTTTGTTGACTTGAAGTGCGAAAGTTTTACCTTGAATGTGGATGAATGAAATGCCATTACTCCTGTGCCCAACACATGGGCGAATGTATCTTCAGGATGGTAATCGAGGCAGCGGATGGCACGTTCATAATCATGATAATATGAGTTGCATGATGGTTTCAGCATTCGACCATGAAGGCTGATCACAGCCTGGCGACCATATTTTTCAATGGCGTCAATCATGGTGGCGGCATAGTTGGCCGGATAAATAATCTTATCGTCAACAGTAAAGATGTACCCTTTCCATTTTGCACACCTGAAAAATTTGCCTACATCGCCAAGGTCACCGCGGTGATCCTGTGAACGGAAAATATTTATCTTTGGGTGGTGCAGAAAATCAGGCACATGATTCCATCCGTTCATGTAAATATTGAGTTCATCGCATTGGTCGATGATGCTGCTTACAGTCTCCTGCAGCGACCGTTCGCGCACCGGCATGGTAGCCATGTTGAATATTATCGGTTCCATATAAAAAATCCCGCCTTGAGGGGCGGGATCAGTGTTTAAGTTAAAGTTTACTTTTTACTGTTTTTCTTTGATCTGTCCCGCTTTTTAATGGCGGGCTTTTCAGCAACTTCAGGCGGCAATTCGTGTACTTTTATCGGAGCGATATCAGGATAAAGTACAGGCATTGCTTCGGGCAGAGGAACCAGGAAAGGGCAACCTGACTTGTATACTTCGATTGCATCATCATCTGATAGGTCTTCAAGGTTAACAGTTCCGAATTTCATCAGGTTAACCCTTCCCGGGCTCTTAATTCCGTTGAGTGCAAAAAGCTTGCTCATACTAGCTTAATGCAGGGATGTCGCCGTCACTCAGGGGAATTGCCCCTGTGTAGAAAGCGAAAGGTACAAAACTGTCGCTCCAGAACTCGATCTTCACCCCGCGGCGATCGGCAGCGGCGCCGCCGGTTGTTACACTGGGTTTGAAGTAAACAGGGCGGTCTTTTGAACCAACCACATAGCGCTTGCCAGTGTTGGGGTCGATGCCGATGATACAACCGCGCGCGTTATTGATGGCGGCAGCAAAACCGATGGCTTCTTCAAGGGTGCCGGGATACAGGAATTCTCCTTTCTGCCTGAAGCTCTGTCCATCGACCTCGCCCTGGTTCTCAGGTTCAAGTTTGGCCGTTTCGGGTGTAGCATAAACCTCGATAAACTTAGCAGATGCATTCATCGCGAAGGATCCTGTAAGTGTAACTTTTTCGGCATAACCGGTCGGATTCGAAGGCAACAGCGGCCAGGTGGCAATATCTTTCGAAAGACCGATATACATCACCGTGGTAAGCCCGCCCATATTGTTGTGCTCATCCTCGAAGGTGAGGTCGCCATAAGTAAAAGCCATGGCCAATCCGGGGGCCGAGAGATCGCCCCAGGCAAATGACTGGCCTGTTACGATCTGGTAAGCAGTGAATGCCAGCATAACAATGCTGAGCATCCCCAGGAGAAAGCGGAAAATTTTATTGCTTGTTTTCATTTTGATGTCTGATATTTAAAAGGTTAACAAAGGGGGGAGATACTCCCCCCGTGCTTAACTTGCAACGTCAACATAATCTCCGCTGAGATCGGCCGAAGCAGGAACACCGTTATTCACCAGGAAGGTTTTCGGGTGAAGCTGCGAAATGCGGGTACCGGCTTCCCACTGTGTCCAGAACTGGACGATGTTGGGATCTTCGAACGGATTGCGCACCTGAACGAATTTCTCGTCACCCCGGGTGTTCATTCCGAAGTCGAGGTTTCCGGGTACGGTGAGCAGAAGGTTGTCGCCGGTTCCCAGTGCCTCGTGGGTAATTACGCGAAGCGATGGGGTTGCTGTTGAACCCTGCAGGTGACGGAGGAAAACTTCAAACTCAAGCAGGTCCTTGCTCTTGATTTTGTTGCCCAGGGCGTCAATAGCATGGAACAGGGTGGTCTGCGTGATGTAAAGGATACCCTTTTTGCGGAGCATGGGGTTGGCGGAACGGATAAAGGCAACTACCTTATCGTAAGCATCGGTGTCGGTGCCGCTGGTGGGGGCTATAATCGATCCGGTATTGTACTGGTTGCCTTTGGCAACAGATACTTCACCAGCTACAATCGCGTTTGCAATGTGGGTGTTGAACCCGTCGAACATGCCCATGGGCGATTTGTCGTTGTCGTCACGCTCAGCGTGGAACAAGGCGGCAATGATATCCTCGGCAACGGTTTTCACCTTTTCTTCGAGGATCAGGAATTCAAGCGGGTGCTTCTTGGTTTTGTTGTCATTCCTTTCGGCAGAAATGGCATTGGAAGCAACCAGTTTGCTCTTGTAGTTCATGATATGATCTTTAAGAGCAGCGTAGGCGGGTTTGACCTCAAGGGTGCGCTCAATGGCTTTGCCAAGATCGCTGTAATCGATAACTCCGGCTACATAGGGCTTGGAAACATTCCCCTTGCGGAGGAAAGTAACCTTGGTATCCTTACCAACCACTTCAAGAAAATTGATGGCAAGCTCCTGCATTGTGGGATCGAGCATCATGAAGGGAAGCACCTGCAAAGTCGGATTATACTGTTCCGAGGTCCTGTTGAGGCTGTCGGTATTAATGATTGGAGGCATTTTGGATTGTTTTTGAAATGTGAATACTAGTAATTGAATCCGGCTTCGCGGAGTTTGGCAATGGCATCGTTGGTTGGCAGTTCTGCAACCACGGGGTTGAGATCATCATCACCGTCGGCATGGCCATCGGTTTGGGTTGCGGCGCCGGCAGGGGTTTCTCCGGGACCTTTTGTCAGTTCTTCAATGCGGGTGTCACGTTCGGCCACCTGGTCGCGTGCCTCCTGCAGTTCGGTTTGGGCAGTGGTAAGCTGCGCGTTTACTGTGTCGAGTGCGGTCTGGTGTGCCTGGGTTGCTCCGGCCAGGTCGGTTTCGGCCTGCAAAGCTTCGGCAAGGCGCTGCTCAATAGCCTGTAACTGGTCTTCGTTCAGGAAAACCCCGTCGTCGGTAATTTCGAGCGCGTCAACTGCCAGCAAGGCGCTGAGAAGCGGAAGATTTTTCATCTGGGTGAAATTTTTGGGTTTGGGTTGTGAAGCAATGGATTGATTCCCGCCCTGGGCTTGTGCCGCGGGGCCGGTGCTGCCGGCCAGCTCGTCGAGCTTTTGCACGGCACGCTCAAGTGAGCCGATCTCGTCGGCAAGGTTGAGCTTCAGCGCGTCGGCGGCAAAGTACAGTTTACCGGTGAGCGCCGATTTATCGATGTTGGGCCTTGCGGCCATTACATAGTCGTGGAACTGTTTTGCAAGCGGATCGAGCGTATTTTCTTTAATCGGATCATAATCACCCGCAAGCGCCTTATAGTAATCGGCGTTTTTGTCGGGCGAAAGGTTTGATACGATATCGTGGAATTTTACGCCTAATGCCTCAAAATAAGGCTGGGTGTCGATAATGCTGATCATGGTACCGATGCATCCGGCAGAGATGCTTTCATTTTCGAGCATGATATAATCAGCCGCACTGGCAGCGAAATAACCGGCAGAGGCTGCCATGCCATCCACAAAGGCAATGACAGGCTTTTGCGTGTTTTTAATAGTATCGGCAAGCGCCTGGATACCGGCAACAGATCCGCCAGGGGTGTCGATGTTAAGGATAATACCATCGATGTTACGATGCTGATCGGCTTCGCGGATGCGGCGGGCAATGGTTTGGGTGCCGGCAACAAAATAGCCGCAGCCATCGTCCTGGTCTTCTTTAAGCAGCACACCTTTAACAGGTATAACCGCTTTTGAACCCGGAGGGGCATCGTTGTAATCATATCCGCGGCGCATGCTTCCGGTAATTTCGGCTGCTGCAACAGCGGCAGAACCGGAACCTGCAACGGCTGCCCTGATTACATAAGGCTTTTTCGACAGCTCTTCCTTAAGCTCACCCGGAACAGGCACGTAACCGCGCTGGATAAACTGCGCGATCAGCGGAGCATGGGCCTGCACAAAATCAGGCTCTATGTACCAGGGCTGACGGAGAATGGCCGATATGAGATGTATTGACATTGTGGCAATTTAATTTGCCACAATATTATATGGTATAGAAGGCAGCGGAAAGGACAGGCAATCAGGCTTCCTGACCGCCGTCAGGCTCGGTGAGCGTGGGAAATGAAAGCGATGGGGTATAAAAATAAGGCGGATGGTTTATGTTACCGGTAAACCTGAAGGCTGCTCCCGGGTTATCCTGCGCGCGTGAACCGGTATCTTCGGAGAACGAAAACCTGAGGGGCTGTTCAAGGGTGCCGGCCATACGGGTTTTGTTGTTGCCATCTCTCAGCAGCACGATATACTTTCGGTTTACCATATTGAAAAACTCAGCAACCAGCGAGGCAGGGGGGCGGGGAAAGAACCCTTTAACTTCGGTAGGAAAATAAGTTCCATGCTCAGATTCAACAGGATCGGCTTTAAGCGATAGGCTGCCCGGGGTGGCATAGCCGGCCGACATCTGCGCGCCTTCTTTAAGGTTAAGCGCGGAAACCTGGTGGTTAGCGGCATAAGTTTCCGACAGCACATCGGAA